TTATCTGTGAGTAAAGTGATTGATCTTCAAACAAGCACAAAGACTTATATCTGTGAAGGGTTGGTATCTCATAACTCGACATTCATAGAAGCACGGTTCTTTCACAAAACAATAACGAATTTCGGTAAAAAGACTTTCATTCTTACGCACGAACAAACAGCAACGTCAAATCTGTTTGAGATGACGGATCGTTATTACCAGAATCTTCCTGATCGATTGAAGCCTGAGCTATCGGCATCTAACGCAAAAGAATTAAAATTCGGCAAATTAGATAGCAGTTTTGTTGTGGCAACTGCTGGTAATAAAGGGGCAGGAAGATCGGCAACCGCTCATTTATTCCATGGCTCGGAGGCTGCATATTGGCCATCTGCAGAAGATCATCAAGCAGGTATTATGCAAACCATACCGATGGAAGCAGGTACGGAAATTGTTCTTGAGTCAACTGCGAACGGCATTGGTAATATGTTTCATCGAGTTTGGAAGCAAGGTGAGGCAAAAGAAGGTGGATGGCTATCAATCTTTGTCCCTTGGTATTGGCAGCAAGAATATCGTCACGAAGGTGTAAACCTAACTGATGAAGATTATGAGTACGGTAAGATATTCGGCTTAGATAGTCAGCAAATGCAATGGAGACGGCACAAGATCGGTGAATTGGGTGATGTGCGTTTGTTTATGCGAGAGTATCCGGCATCATCAGCCGAAGCATTCTCTGTGTCAGACGATAAATCTCTTATAAATTCCAGAGCGGTTCAGTTGGCTAGAAAGGCGGTTGCTGAACTGGATGAGTCCGCGCCGAAAATTATTGGTGTAGATCCGGCAAGGTTTGGTAAAGATAGTACATCAATGTTTATCAGGCAAGGAAGGGTTGCAGAGCGGATAGTAAAGCTACGCGGTAAGGACACAATGCAAGTCGTTGGTGAGGTTATAAAGGCTATGCAAAACTATGGTCCAGACGCGGTGTTCATCGATGTTGGCGGCATTGGTGCTGGTGTATACGACCGATTAAAAGAGATCGGAAACAAGCAAGTTTTTTCGGTCAATTTTGGTGGCGATGCATTAGACAAAAAAAAGTATGTTAATAAGCGAGCAGAAATCTGGTGTTTATTGCGCGATTGGGTGGATGCTCAACCGGCACAGATACCTGATGACGATATTCTAGAAACCGATTTATGTGGATTGCGCTACTCGTACGATAGCAATGGACGAGTAAAACTTGAATCAAAAGAAGATGCTGAGAAAAGAGGAATTAAAAGCCCTGACGATGGTGATGCATTAGCTTTAACATTTACAATGCCGATTAGGAAAAACCATCAGCAAACTTTAATCAAAGTAAATGAATACCAGCAATCAGTGCCGGGGATGGGCATGTAGTAGCTTCTTAGTATAAAAATAAATTTAACTTTCCATGAACCCCGCCTAGTGCGGGTTTTTTGTTTTATAGAGGCAGTAAATGGATAAAGCAGGTATCGACAAACTAATCAAACTATATCAATCCGCATGATGGAAGAAATTTTTGACAATCATAGTCAGGAAATTGACTCTAGTTTGATCGATATTCTGCGCGAGTTAGAGCAGAAGCGGCGCGAGCAGAGACAAATTAAGCTTGATGAACTTGGTAGAAAACTAGCCAAGACTCGCAACGAGGCAATTAATGAGCGTGCAGCATCAGGCTTCGAGCAAATCTGGCGTGAAGATGAAGAGTATTATAACGGTATCGACGATTTAAACCGTTCCTCTACTCAATATATAAAGCCACGTACTACTGGCGGCGGCTTGGTAAGCACGCATAAGAATACAAATGGTGATGCTCAATGCACCGAATTTTTAAATATCACACGACCGTTTTGCGATGCGGCTGAGGCTCGCATGTGTGACATGCTATTGCCGCAGAATGACTGGCCATTTCACATTAAACCAACGCCTGTTCCTGACTTAGATCAAGCTGCAAAGAGTGAATCACAGTTAATAGACCCGGCTACCGGTCAGCCATTTGCCGTATCAGATATTGCCAAAGCAAGAAAGCAGGAGATATCAGAAAAAGTAGAGAAGGCAGCAGATCAAATAAAAGACTGGCTTATTCAATCTGAATACAAGACAGTTAACCGTCATGTGATGGCAAATGCCGTGCAGGTGGGAACAGGCATATTGAAGGGACCATTCCCATCTAAATGCAACTTAACAAAATATGAGCAAGGCAGGCTGGTTGAGATTGAGCAAATATTTCCAGACGTAAAATGCGTAAGTCATTGGGATTTCTTCCCGGATATGAATGGAGGTGAAGAAATACAAGAATGTGATTACGTGTTTGAGCGCGATTACATGACCGCAAGACAGTTAAGAAATCTGGACGGCGTTCCAGGGTATGAATCAGATGCAATAAAAAAAGTATTGAAAGAGGGGCCTGGGCAAAGAAATATAAACAGCCATCAGCAAGCGGATACGCTTGATAATGATCGTTTTGAAGTATGGTATTACTACGGCTCGATCGATAATGGCGATCTGGAAGAGCTTGATGAAAATTATGCTTGTGAATGCGAAGATGAGCGTAAAAAATTGGATGATGGTGAAGAAGAGGAGCGAGAGCCAGTCAATGCTATCGTTGTGATGGTCAACGATACGGTGATCAAAGGAGTCAAGTCGCCGCTAGGAAATTATGGCTATCCGTTCGATGTTATGGTGTGGAAGCGCGTACCTAATCAATTGTTCGGTGCTGGTGTGGCAAGAGAGGGGCGAGCCGCACAAAAGACAGTTTTGGCTTCATTTCGCACATTGATGGAGAATATGGGCCTTGCTTCGGTGCCAATGCTTGCGTTACTGCGTTCTGCATTGATTCCGGCAGAGAATGGTAATTACTCTATACATAAAGGCAAGCGATGGTTCATCAATGAAGATGCTGGCATTAGAAATGTCAGTGAAGCCATCCAGGCAATCATTATTCCGTCGATGCAAAAAGAACTGACCGAGATGATCCAATTAGGTATGAAGATGATGGAAGATGCTACCGGCATTACTTTCTTGATGCAAGGACAGCAAGGGTCCGCGCCGGACACGGTTGGTGGTATGCAGATGATGCTACAAAATTCATCTACGGTGCTGCGCAATGTTGCGCGCATTTACGATCAGAAAGTAACTATTCCAAACATAAAGCGACACTATAAGTGGTTGTTGATGCACGGCGATGATGACATGAAGGCTGATCTACAAATTGAAGCTACCGGGGCATCGTCATTAGTCGAACGTGAGATACAAGCGATGTTTATGCCGCAGATATTGCAAATGGTGTCGACCAATCCAGGCTTAGAAGGATCACCGAAAAAAGCATTCCATGAATGGCTTAAGTCAATGAAATTCGATCCAAGCAAATTCGATATGGATGAACAGGAAAAGCAAGCCATGGCTGAGCAACAACCGCCAGTTGACCCGCGTGTGCAGGTTGAACAAATGCGTATCGAAAAAGATATGCAGATTGCTCAAATGAAGTCTGAAATAGATCAAATGAGGATACAGAAAGATGTCGATCGGGACGCGCTCTATAGTCAAGGAGTAACTGAGCGCAATCAAATTACATATCAGTCGCATATTGAGGAATTGCAACTTAAGAAAGAATTGGCGATGTTGGAATATGCAACGCAACAAAACATGCAGCTTGAAGAAATTAAGGCAAAATTATCCGATAGTGCGATGAAGTTAAGCGTTCAAAAGGAATTGGCAAACATTAACACGCAACCAGCAAAGCAAGTATTGCCTGCTCCTTCCGAGCCACCGCAACGAGCGCCAGCAGGCAGAGCATTCCAAGAGTGAGTGCAAATTTCTATAAACAGGGTGAACAATGGAACTGAATGTCGAAGAACTTAATAGTGCTCTCTGGAAAAAGATTCGAGCTCACCACGAATTAAAGTTGCAGTCATTGAGAAAGTTGAATGATCAGCTAAATATGCCTGAAATTGAGACACAAACTGTCAGGGGTAAAATTGCAACACACAAAGAAATGTTGAGATTAGATCCTGAGTGGAAAGAATAAATATCAAAGTGTAACGTTTTGCTTTGATTTAGCCACACCAAAGAACCTGCTTCCGCAGGTTTTTTATTTTGTAACCGACGACCGAGAGGCCGAGAGGAGAAAGCATGACAGAGAAAGTATTAAGCCAAGAAGAAACAAAACAAATTGAGGATGCTGCTATGAAAGCTGCAATGAATGACACTGACGTTAATGCGCCAAGTGCTCATGCAGTCGAAACAGCCGCTAATCAAGAACAGGAAAAAACACAAGACGAAATAGAGCCGCGTGTTGAAGTGGCTACAGGTTTAACGCAAGAAGAACTTAATCAACTGCGCCAGCAAGCGGCATTGGTTCCGAAGTTGCAGAAGGCTCTTGATACAACGAATGGAACATATGGCGGCAAGATAGCTGCGCTAGAGAAAATGATCACAGGTCTAAAGTCTCAACCAGAAAAGGCTGAAGGCTTAACACCAAGAAAAATTTCTGTTGAAGATTTTAAGAACCTTGCGAGCGACTTCCCTGAATTGGCTGAAAAACTTGCTCAAGATTTAAGTGGGGTGATTGGTCGCGAAGATAGTGCTGGAGTGAGTGAATCCGTTGAAAAGATCAGGGCCGAGTTTGAAGAAAAACTTGCCGAACGTGACCGGGAGGCCATCGAAAGATCAGCGAAACGATTAAAGAAACTCCATCCTGACTACCAAGATATTGCGAAATACGAATTGACTGATGATGGATTGGCGAAGTTTAAAGATCCGGTATTCGGTCAATGGTTATCACAACAATCAGACGATGTGAGAGACGTTGTGTTTCACTCGAATGATGCTGATGACGTGTCTGATGTTCTTTCTGCGTACAAGCAAACGTTAAAACCAGCTCAGCAGGAAAAGAAAACATCGGCACTCGAGAGAGCTATCTTGCCAAAAGGTGTCAATACAAGCCGCAACTTGTCTGATAAAGACAGAGAAGAAGCTGCTATGAGAGATGCTATGCGCGATTAATACCCAAAATATATTTAATTAATGCCCGGCTAATCGCTGGTTTTTTATTTTGGAGAATTAGAAATGACTATTGGAATGATAAATGATCCGGTTCAGCGGATTGGAGTTATTAAGGGGCGCATTCTTAAGCATGCAAAACCTTATATTTGCCTTGGTGTTGTGGGTGTCAACGAGAACTTTCAGCGTAATGCTGGTGATACGGTTAAGTATCGTAGATTTTTGCCAAAAGGGGCATCTGCGGCACAACCTAACCGCTTCTTTTTGGATGCTAACGGAGATCGTAGCCAAGCTTATGTTGATGCGCACCTGACTTCGGAAGGTGTAACACCAATTGCAGAGAACGTATCTGCCCAAGATATCACTGCTCCTGTAAATCAATACGCTGTTTTGTATGGATACTCCGACAAGCAGTACGATTTGCACGAGGATGATATACCAGACGAAATGATGAAGATGACTGGTGAGCGTAAAGCTCTGGTTATGGAATCGGCTTTGTTTAGCGTGTTGAAAGGCTGCACCAATAAGTTCTATGGAGGTACTGGCACTTCGCGTGGCACTGTCAATGGGACACTAACGTTGACAATCTTGCGCAAGATGGCGCGTAGTCTGAGCCTTAATCACGCTACTACTATCACAAAGATGATTAAAGGTGGATCTGCGGGGCTGTATGGCACCTCCCCAGTAGGTCGATCTTATCCAGTATGGGTGTCAACCGATTTGATGCCTGACCTGCGAGAAATGCCCGGGTTTGTTCCAGTTGAAAGTTACGGTGATCCTAAAATCGCAGTGGATGGTGAGGTAGGTAAGTGCGAAGAGTTCCGTTTTATCGCATCTCCTGAATTGGTTGAGGTACAAAACTCTGGCGCTGCGGTTGCTGGTTCTGTGCCTTCACTCAAATCAACATCCGGCACATACGCTGACGTTTATCAAGTCGTTGTTGGTTCTGAAGATGCCTGGGGTCATATTGGCGTTAATAGCGGGAAAATGGAAGTTACTGCACTTTCTCCGAACGTTAAAGACAAGAACGATCCTTTGGGCCAGCGTGGCTATGTAGGTTGCAAGTTTTATTATCACGCAGTGGTTTTGAATAACTTGCAAATGGCCGTGGTTGAGGTTGCTACTCGCGCGCTAACTGACTAAGGGGTAATTCCATGAGAGTGACCTTAAATAGACGGCTTGCTTCAATAGGAGATACCGTTCTTCGGTATGCGCTCTATTTGTTGCTCAAGCCGATAAAAGAGCGTTTCCGTACTTGTATTCATTCTACTGCTGGATTGGTGATTAAAGCTGGTGGATCTGCTTTGGTCAAAACCGGTTCTGCTGTCTGCCATCTTACAGTTAAAGGCAACAATCGGCGCATTGCTGGATCTACAGATATGCCTGCGCTTGTAGGAACAGTCACGAATGCAATGCATAACCTGTATGTATTTACGATTGATGGCTCTGGAACAACTTATGTTCAGATGGGTACGGAAGCGGCTGCGGAAGCGAGTGTGAAATGGCCAAGCCTGAACCCGGAGCGAGCCATCATAGGGTATATCAAGGTAAATCCAACGGGGACAGGTAACTTTGTTGGTGGTACTACTGTTCTTGATGATGTGACTGTTGTTCCGAACGTTGCGTATATCAGTCCGGTTGGGATGTTTGATCCAACTGCGGCTATTGATTAAGGAGAAAATGATGCAAAGATTAGATGTAAGAGGTTTTACAGGTACTCTGATGAAGGCAGTCGCCGCGGCTGGCACAACGACAACTTACAGCACTACTGGCGTTACGCAATACAGTATTGATGGCAAGGCATACTCGAAAGCTGCCGTAACCAATGGCGCAACGCCAACGACCGATATCAACACAGGAGCAGCTTTCTTACCACTGGCTGCAAACAAAGGTTGTAAATTTGTATTCGGATATGACTCAAGCAATACAGTGCGTGTTGCGCAGGGTCCAATAGTCGATCTGGATGGCGCTGCTGATGGTGCAAATGCTTCTTTTGTAACGAAAGCGGCATTCCCGCAATTGCCGGATGACTTCGCGCCGTTTGCTTACCTAGAAACAAAGGTAGGTGCAAGTGGATCTTCATGGACATTCGGGGCAAGCAACTTGGCTGGACCTCCGTCGAACGTACTTCATACGTTTGTTGATGTGACTACATTGCCAACAAGACCGTAATAGTTGGTAAATTGATTAAAAAGGCCGGCAAAAATTCCGGCCTTTCTTATTGGAGACTTATATGCGAGAAGAAACATTGCAGCGGACACGTAGACCACAAATCAACACGAACGAACTTGAGCCAACCAATGAGCAGACTATCGATCTTGCTTCGACTATTGAAAAGCCAGAGATGGCTATTGTAACGGATGAATCTTTGGATTCTCCGCATTTAAAAGAATATCTTTCTGAGATGAAGTTTATGGAGGATAAAGTTGAATTTATAGTCTCTGAATCAGAAGATCCGAATGCGCCAAATCCGGTCTCATGCGGTGTAAATGGGGAAATCAAGCATTTTAAGCGTGGCGAGCCTTACACAGCGCCAAGGAAGTTTCTTAATGCATTGATTAATACTGTTTTCCGCGTAGAAACAAGAGCATACAAAGATGAGCAAGGTCTGGATCAAACTGAGATTAAAAAGATACCCATGAGCGGACTTAATATAAGCATTCTTTTTGATCCTGCCGGTGAAACAGGGCGGCGCTGGCTGCAATACAAAATGAAATCGGCCTATTAATGAATTACCTTGAGATAGCTCAGCGCGCTGTTCTGGAAGGTGGTGCGTCAGGTAGAGGTGTGTCCATCGCTGGTGCGTCAGGCGAATGGTTGCGTTTTGTTACCTGGGTAAATCAAGCATGGCAAGATATTCAGAATGAGCATTCTGGATCATGGCTATGGATGAGAAAAACTAAATCATTCCCAACTGTAACAGAACAAGGCGAGTATGCGCTGTCCGATCTTTCTATCACCGACTTTGCTTCATGGCACCAAGATTCATTTAGGGTATATAAGGACACGGTTGGTAATGAGACATATCTTCCATATCTGCCTTATAACATGTTTAGGGACATTTACCTTATTTCAAATGTTTCAACGACATACAGCATGCCATCGGTAATGACCATATCGCCAATAAAGTCGATAGTTCTAGCACTTCCTCCTAATGATGCTAGTTATGTTATTACGGGAGATTATCAGTCTACTCCTGCCAAATTTACGCTTGATGCAGATACTCCTGCAATGCCAGAGCGATTCCACATGGCAATTGTGTGGAAAGCTCTTATGTATTACGCGGCTTATGAATCATATCCTGAAAAATACAGCACGGCAGAGCGCGAATATAAGCGGATTAGAAACCAATTGGAGATAGATCAGTTGCCTGAAATTACCGTTAATAGGTCGTTCTTGTAATGCAATTCAGCAAAGTACACACAGATATTATTCCGCTTGTTGGTGGCGTGGATATGGTGACTACGCCTATTTTGATAAATCCAGGTAAGTGCATTTTCGCTAATAATTTTGAGCCTGATATTAACGGTGGCTACAGAAGGATGAGGGGGGTAGAGCGCTTCGATGGAAGGCCGAGGCCGTCAGATGCCGAATATGCAGTATTGGATTGTTTGATTACAGGTCCGCTAGTAGTCGGTGATGCAATAGTTGGCGTATCGAGCGGGGCAAGTGCAGTTGTTGCTTTTATAGCAAGTTCGACAAGGATGGTGGTAACCAAGTTACAAAAATCGTTTTCGATAGAGGCATTCAGTGTCGGAGCGGTAGAGTATGGCTCAATAAGCAGTGAGATGGTATCTGGAGCGCTTAGCAATCAAGAGCATGCGCAATTCAAGAACGCGGCTGCGGATATTTATCGGGCAGACATCGGAGCTGTTCCAGGTTCTGGCCCAGTTAGGGGGGTGAAATACTATAAGGGATCTGCCTACGCATTCAGAGACAATGCGGGTGCCACGGCATGCGTCATGTACAGGCAATCGGCATTCGGTTGGACAGAAATTCAGTTCGGTAGAGAATTAAGATTCGATGGTGCGGTTGGTGAAATAACAGAAGGGCAGACGGTAACCGGGTTGACTTCTGGCGCTACTGGGGTGGTAAAAAGAGCGCTATTAAGGACAGGGACATGGACGGTATCAGGTGTTGGTACCTTAGTGTTCGATTCAATCACTGGATTGTTTCAGGATAACGAGGCTATTCAGGTTGGTGGTGTGACAAAAGTCACGGCAAACGGAGCGGATCTGGCAATCTCGTTATTGCCGGGTGGAAAATTTGAGTTCGATATTGTCAACTTCCAAGGCAATGTTGAAGCTTCAAGAATGTACTGTGCGGATGGCGTTAATAAAATTGGCGAGTTCGATGGTGAAAGATGGGTGCCAATTCGCACCGGGGTGGGATCTGACAACCCTAAATTTGTGGTTGGTCACAAGAAACAATTGATATGCTCGATAGAAAGCGAGATTGTTGTGTCTGGCATCGGGGCTCCGTACTCTTTCACGGCATTGACCGGCGCCGCGCAAATAGCCACCGGCGAAACGATAACCGGTCTGAAAACTCAGGTTGGAAATGCAGATAGCGGAGTTTTGGTTATTGCGACCGAGCGCAAGATTTACATGCTCTATGGTAACGATCTGACAGATTATAAGCTTGTTGCTCATTCACCTGATAGCGGAGCTGTGGCATACACGCTACAGAATATCGGTTTTGCGCATTATTTTGATATTAATGGCTTGACGCAATTGATGGCATCTCAAGCATATGGAAGCTTCCAATCTCACATTTTAACTCAAGCAGTTCAACCATATATTGATGACAAATCCGGTAAGGTAGTTGCGAGCTCGATAGTCAGGAATCAAAACCTGTACCGGATATATTTTAATGATGGTTCAGGACTAAACATACAAATCAAGCCTAACAGCAATTCAAATTCACCATCCATAGGTGACATCATGCCATTTGATTATGGTAGCAGGGTGATGTTTATGGTTGATTCTGCTGTGGATATGAGTGGGAAAGAGCGTAAATATGGCGCATGTTCGGACGGGTATGTTTACGAAATAGATGTTGGCACGAGCTTCGATGGAGATCCCATCAATGCTTTTTTAATACTGGCATTCAATCATTCCAAATCCACTGATACGCAAAAGAACTATAAAAGAGCAAAACTTCTTTTTGATGCAGGCACAAC